TCATTCATTCTTGCAACATCATAATCAAGGGTATTTATCCCATCATGGCCGCCGCAGAAAATAGTGGTAAATTTGCAATACTCACTAAATCGATTAAATTTGATCTTATCGTTATGGACCAGCGTAGCTAGCGTCATCCGAGGCCTGTTCACCGCACCTACATCTTGTAAGAGACTATCCTCAATACAATAAGTCGATGCATCCACCGTACCATTTCGGATATAGGCAGCTTCCAGCATATGTGCCCCGACAGATCCTGTTATCTCTTCCACGATTGCACCGGTTGTGCCCTGGAGATCTCTTAGTGTGCCATCTGCTTCGCTAATAGGATTCGAAAAAGCGACCCGGGCTAGAGTGAATTTATTATTATTAAAGTCATCAGCTCCGGAGCCAGTTACAACATTATCCAGCTTGGCAATGCCCTGGAACCTTGTGTACGCGGCCACTAAAGGATTGGCCTTCGAGCTAACGTTGGCATTTAATGCCGCATTGCTCATACTGCCCGTCTCTGGAGTTCTAGTAAACTTAACACCCCAGTAAAACCTTGAGTCGGCGCGCTCATTATCACCCGGGTGACCAATAAAGCTATGATCACCTCCACCGGCTCGGGTAGCATCTAAGTTAGCTTCTTCGCCAGCATAAACTGCACCTCTAGAGCACTTAAACCTAAACGGAAGTGGGGGAACGCATGCAGATACTAGACCGGCGAGGGTCTGATCATCTCCACCTGCCAAGGCGATATCGCCCAGGCCGTTTGCCGGATCATGACCAAATAGTCTCCAACCGGTACCAGAACCATTACCTGCCTCAGCAGCACTTACTGCCGCGACATTCGCGTGGAGAAGAGCCGAGGGATTCGCATGTCCGGACGTGCCATCAGTAAGTAACTGGTTCGTCTTAAGAACAGGTACTCCGCGGAAGCCGAATGGCAACATATCTTTAGGAAGGCATGCATCGCCGCTGTCAACAAGATCATTCATCAAGACCCGTACAACAGAAGATCTATTTGGGTACTTACCACTGATTACCATGCGACGTTCGTCGTCGTCCTCAGCATCAAAGTCAAATAGGACCTTATAATCACCAATCTGGCGGGCAACATATCGATCACTCTGGGGATCTAGATTACACTCAGGATAACTTTCAAGTACTTCCTTCTGCAGGTCGGTATCACCAAACTTGCGAACCTGGACTTCAAATGTTCCATATTCATATGATGGATCAGTTGATGCGCGTAGGTTTGCAATTGATACTTTCAACTGCTTATTTGCCCAGGCACCATCGGATAGCGATTCAAACCGGAATAATTCATTTTCTGTCCCGCCATATGGCTGGGATATTATCCATGGGGTTGTCGGGGTGGTATACCTTGTATCGAAACGACCAAATGATTGGAGGTATTCTCTTTGTCCTGCAGTTGGGGTATCGCCGCCGCGGTCTGAGTAATTCGACTTATGACCATGGAGAACAGCAACTGAATGGTTGGCTTCATCAATGGTCGCTAACTCGGCCTCTACGGCATAGTCACACCAGAGAAGATGCTCATGTTCCTGGAACTTATCAGGGTCGCTATTAAGAATCTTACCAATATATGATACACTCGATGGATCAAGGGATGCTGTCATAATTCGTAAGCCAGGCACTCCTTCATCACGACCATAATCAACACCGGTAGATGAGGATAAGATTAGTTTGAATGTACCACGACCAGCACCATCCCCAGGACCATTTCCAATGATTGTTGCATAATCATTAGGTGCTGTAGTTGCCCAGAGCACCGACGCTAAGTCTTGATTACCATCAGCAATTAAAACCCGAGTACCGGATGCCACCATAATAGAGGCCCGTACTAGATTGACCTTATTGACGACCTCACCGGTCATACTGTCATTATCGGTAAAGACCGGGAATCCCTCTGTCTCCATGACAGTTACATCATGGCGTGCCACAATGAACTGCATACCACCTTGTAGGCGGGAATCGTTGCCATGGACATTGATTCTCGTTCCTGCGGTATCTATGTCTAGATTATTTAGGGCACCGCCCACATGTTCAGGTAGTCGAACGAGGCCACTGTACTCATTATCGCTACCATCATTAGAGACGACGGAAAAACCGGCGTTCTTCACGATCCCATGTGTGCTGGTGTTACTCATATCGGTAAGCGATTCATTTGCACCCGCCCCCAATACTCTCATATATGTGACCGCCTTACGGTGCTTCAAAAATTCTCGAACTGCATACGGGCCAAACCTGTGAGGGTCAAGGCTACCGAACGTCGTCTCAAAGTCCGCAAACGAACCGACTGTTACTGGTACGAAGGCTGGCCCCTTTAAAGCGGTGCCAATAATGCCTCCAGGTGTGCCAGTAGGCGATTGCTTACGTGCTGATAGATCAATTTCCTGTTCAAAAAATCCAGGCGATCGGAATGTCTGTTCTGCCATTAGAAGATTCTCCTTGGACTCATGTCGCTCTTTACTAAGTATTGGGTATAATACCAAACTTCTTGTTTACTATGCTCTCTAAACATTATATTTCCCCCAGATCTGAGGATAGACCCTCGCGATAGACGGTTTCTCCTTTTCTTTGGTTTCTTGTTTTAACTCTAACAATCTTGGTTGCTTTCTTTCCAGTAAATGGATCATGGCTAATTCGTAGTGTTTGCTGTACGGAATCACTGGCCACATAACCTCCCAGTTCTGCTTGTATCTTCTCTGGAGATTTCATTCCGACAGGTGATTTATATGATGCCGCTCGATTATCTGCAGCTGCGACGCTAGCACCAAGCTCATCAACACCTGCTTGACGCATTGTTGAGGCCGGGCCGCTTACAGCAATTCCCTGACCAGGAAGTGGAGAATCTTTTACAGCAAAGTCATGTAATATATATGCATTCACATTGCTAGATTGTATACCAGCTGGAATGGGATTAACTGGGACACCCGCCGGGCTATTCGACGCAAAGGCAGTCTCTGGTGCAGAAACATATTTCCGGAGTGCATTAGAAGAGCCTGGATAATCCGGCATTATTAGATAACCTGGGACGCTGATATTAAAGCTATATTTTACTAGCCTCTCGTCGTCGCTAAAGTCTTCATAATTGCTTGCTGGAGAAATTGCTGCATCAAAATATGCAACAAACCAATATCCCTTATCAGACTCAATCCGATAGCTTCGGGCTCTTTGATCATGGTAGGATGTCATGACTGCTGCTAGCATATCATTCATCTGTTGAGTATACTGGGCCCAGAATGTAACCTCATACTCTGCTTGGAAAAACTTTGCAGGGGGCATTGTTATAATCTCAAACATATTTGCACCATCTACTTGAGCTTTCACCCAGTGTCCGGATCTAGTATCTTCATTTGGACTAACATCGGCGCGCCTTGAAGCAATCTCCCCTGGTTCGGTACCTGCACCATCGGCGGAGCCTATTTTATGCTTTGCATGATCAGCACTGGACTGGTTTTTAATACCACGTTTATTGAGTAATCTCTGGTACCGAGGATCATCCTTACTCAACTTTTTCTTAATGATTGTTGGCCCGCCCTGGCCAGGTCCCATGCCACGTGCAGGGTCCTGACTTATTTCCGACCGCATAATCGAAATAAGGGGTAGTATTAAGGCTCCCGCCTTATCTCGCAGTGGTTGCTTCCGTCGTAGGATGGCAAACCTTTCCCCTGTGGCGAAGATGACTGGGGCCCTTTTAGAGGCCCCTTCGAATATATGAAATAAGGGTATATCTTTATTGAAAAGATTGAATAGAGCACGATCTACATCCTCTAATGTGCAAGATGGAAGATAATCGTCAGTGGCAACATTTTGACCCTCATACCCGGTCGGGGTAGAGACGCCATCTGCCTTTGTTTTGTCTAATCTAGTTGACATATTATCTCCTATTCATCGCCATAAAATGATGAGTCGGTGGTACTTATACCAGCCTTTGTTGATACCTCATGGGGCCCACTGAGAGGAGCCTCAAGCTTACCATCTGCCTGCAACTGGCGTATATCACCGGTCTTGCCTTCACTATTCTCTTCAACACCCCTTTGTTGCACAAATTTGTCTTGTACGGCATCGGCATCGGTATTCTTCTCCGATGTAGGTCCAATTGGCTTAATATTAATCTGTGCCTTACGTGCCTGTTTGCCGGTTATCTTATATCCAGTTTGGTGTTCAACCTGGCCATACACATTCTTATCAACAATAGCTGAAATAATCTCAAAGAAGAGCTGGCCATAGCTGAAATAGTCTCCAGTCTGGACCTTTATACCCTTGTTCATTAAATCACGAGAATGAAGAAATACATCAATGGTAGCAGTTTCTTCCGCACCAAAGCGGGTTGTCTTAAAAGCCCCGGGCTGCCACTCAACTAGAGCGTCAACCTCAATTGGTGGATTGAATACCTTTTCCACCGCTTCTTCGTATACTGCATGCACCTTTGTTAGATCCTCTCTAATTCTGTAATAAAATATTTTCTGTCCAATAACATCCTTCGTGATCTCCTTCGTTAAGTCCGAAATATAATCGATTTCACGTGGTGTTACAAAAAGCCTGGCCATAATTCATCTCCTACCCGACAATAATTGCTTTGCCCCCGGGAGGTGGCATATGACTTAAAATCTTGCGCATATTCTCTACAGTTCCAGCTTCATCTTCAATCATCTTGCTGTATGTTAACTCAGTTAGAGTCTCACGCAATTTGGTTGACAGATTTTCTTTTTCTTCG